TGGCAACGCTAATACCGATTGCCGTCTTATCGTCAATATCTATTGCTCTATCGTTAATACGGATAATCATCGTTTGATTGTTTGATATTCGCTCAAGTTGAATTGTACGTCAACAATTATACTTCCTCCCTTGCCCTTGCGGATAACGTAATTGCCATCGGCAATGGTTGCGCTTACCCATACGCCATCAATCAATAGCTCAATAGTTGGCGAGACAAACAGCCACTTCACCACACCAATAAATTGCTCATCGATGTAAGCATTGGCAACGATTATTCGTGTTGCATTACTGCCGATTGATTTCTGCATGTTACCCTCGAAGTCAATCACATTGCCCACACGCTTAACATCAACCTTATCCGTATATCTGGATGAGAACGGATAAAACCTGAACAGTCCGTCACCGTCAAGATACTTGCAGATAATCATGTTGTCGCACGCAGGCAGAACAATGACTTGCTTGGTTATCGGTTGCCCGTCAATCGTGGCCGTGTAGGATTGGCTGCCCAATGAATTGAACGTTGTCTTTGCTCTGTATATCATAGCTTAAAACCCTATAAACAACAAAAACACCCCCTGACTATTGACAAGGTCATTAGGTGTATTATCATCGCCGACGTTGAATTGGATTAAATTAGCAGCCCTATCAACTTCAGCGATTTTATTTTGCAGGGAACCCGACCAGCCACCAACTACTTGTCCAATTACCATGTAGCCATAATGTCCGAAGTTATGCACAAGCTCGTAACGTCCTTGCGATATCCGGTTGAAGTTGGCTGTTGTTACATTGATGGCACCGAACAGTACAGTAACAGTCTTATTACCGTCACTATCATAACCACAATGCACGCCTCCGATTATCGACGCCCCACCAAACTTGTTGTCCATCTGATTAACCTGATAATCGACCTCACTCTTATTGTACGTCTCGTCCTTGCTATAGACGTTGAGGTTGTTTCTGGCGCTCGCCTTGTTGGCCACATCATTAAGGTTGCTCGATGGCTTAAGGAAGGATAATTTTCCGTTCAACCAACTGACAAGGTTATTGAACGTCATGTTTTTAGTCGCTACGCCACTTCTGCCGAACGCTATTCGATTCTCCATGCCCTGATTTTCAGGAACTTCAATCGGTTGTTCAAACAATTTTTTATCAGCCATATGTTTTGAATTTAATTGTTAATCAATTGTAAACTTATCTCCGTTGTAATCAAGGAATACTCCATCGTCATAATCAAGCGCATAGCTTGTTTGTTTAAATATTTCGCTTCCGTAAAAATAAATATACACAGGATAACCCTGTATTGCTATGTAAGGTTGCTCGCTGTTTGCTGCAAGCTCCGTCAGTGCTGCTTGCTCATACGATTGTCGAACGGCGTTAATTGCCTCGAACTGAAACGACTGCTGAACAGTGCCTGCCAGGTCCGACTTCACGACAACCGTTACAACTCGACTTACGTTTGTGTCAATTATCGAATCATTAGGCTGCTCGAAGTCGTCTATTGCGTCGGCAACAAGTGAACGAACGAACTCGCTTGCGTTGAATTGAAAGCGCCTTTTATTTGCCGAAATGTCCTTCAGGAAAATCGCCTTGCCTGTTATGTACGACACACCGTCAACCGTTGCCTCGACAATAAGATAGTCAGGCACTGTGCCTGAATACGTGGCATCGAAGTAAAAAATCAAATCTGACTGCACGGCCAGAAGTCGGCAGTCACCGATGAAGTTGTCTCTTGTAATGTCAATTGCGGTTATCATCGCATAAACTCTTTAATCACGTCGCTGTACACCGTCACGCTTGCCTTGTTCTGCAGCTGCTCCTTTAACTCGTCAACTTCTGCCTCAAGCTCGGCCAGTAGTGTGCCGTCGTTGTATTTGTTCGGTACTTTAATTCCTCGCTCATCGATTTTCCTTGCCACAAGGTACGCAAAGCGCTTTTCATTGTCAACTTTTATACCCTTGTCTTTTACCCACTGCAGAATAACGCCGTATAACCTTCCTCGCCTCTGTGGCGCTGTCGGTCGTCTTCCATGCACGAGCTGGTAAGTGTAGTTTGTGCCCAATATCGTTACCGTAACCCCTCCTTGTCGCTGCTCTGTTCTGCCTTCCAGCTCACGCTCCCAACGGCCAGACGCTTTCAATCCCATGCGCCTGTATTTGCTTTTCAGGCCTTCAATTGCCCGCTCAAGCCAATCATTTGCTATGTCCGCAAGGTTATTCATCTACCAACGTTATTTCGATTGCGACAAAATCAATGTTTGAAGCGAACTCGTTCAATTGCATTATTGCCCGCTCGCTCTTAATTGTGTACCCGTACGTGCAAGCAAACTCGCCAATCCAGCTAATAGCAATGTCGATAAGGTCGTTTAGTCGTGCGTTTAGCTTCTCTTCGAACGTCTCGGCAACGCTGGCAAAGCTCGTTGCTTCAAATTTTCTTCCGACAATGATAACACCATTATAAGTGATTGACTGTACAACATTGTTTGCCCGCTCAATTTCTGCGTTGAAATCTGCGCCCAGCAGTATTTGCCCTTCGGCCAGTGTCATTTTGTTTGCGTGCAGTGACTGGAAGTAATTGCTGCCAAGAATTAACTTTGCTCCTTTGGCCGTTGCGAATGCCTTTATGTCGTTATAGATTTTCATCGATTATTTTTTTTGCAAAGTTACAACGCATGAACATTGTTTACTGTAATTCAATTTTTTGCAGTGCTTTTGCTATGCAATTGTTATGTACAATTTAATTTTTAAAAAATCCCGCCCACTGTTCCGCAACAGCCTCGGCAATCCCTTTAAAAGTTTTACTCCGCAATTTCGCCCTTTCTGGCCCAGGTGGCAAATTGTATAATCGTTGCGCCTGTTTTTTTGGTAATTCCTTCCAAATATGCTTTACATTGTTTGTTTCCTTCAATTTTGGTAATCCTTCAATCCACAAGCAAGTTGCTTTGCTTTCAGGCTCACCAAACATATACGGCTGTATTAATTGGTCGTATTTTTTGCCAATCAATTCTAAAGCATATTTGTGCGGTATTGGGTTCTCAATTACTTTCATCTTCATCGGTGCATCCAGCAACTTTTTAAAGAAGGCGCAAGCATCATTTAAGTTTTGCCACCTTTCTTCATTTCGGCTCCCGTCTTTATTCCAGAGCCAACGTACGCCACTATTTGTAATAAATGTGCAGGGCGGGTGGGCTATCATTGCAATATACTTTCCGCTATAAGCCTCAATAATTGCATCGCCTTGTATATGCCATTCGGGATGCCCACCCGAACACGGTTGCAAATCACAGCTATAAGCCTCAATGCCTCGCTTTCTTAATTCTATTGTTATTGCCTGACTTTCTTCACAGGCTACTAAAACTATCATTCTTGTCTGCCTTTTTTCATTTTCACCTCTTGCAACCGGCGCTGGAAGTCATTGATTCGCTTCTGTGCGACAAGCTCCAACATTGCATCGGCATAACGCATCTGTTTAACTTCTTCAATCTTATAACCAAGCGTTATAGCTATCTGTCTTATTTGCAAGTAAGCGCCAAGCTCCTCAAGCTCTGCAATACCGGCCAATTCGAAGTCTGCATCGTGCGATGACAGCAGCTCATTTTCCAACTCAATCGTTCTGCGCACCTGGTCCAACAGGTAGTTGTAGCACTGAATCGCTCTGAACAGCTCTTTGTCACCGATGTCCTTAACCCCGAAAATATCAAACCAATACACTGCCCGGTAAAACGATAGCTCTCTTACCTCTGCCTGCAGTTGCTTTACTGTGTCGAACGGCCAATCATCGAACTTGCCAATGCCAAGTGTGTCCATTGACTGTTTGGCCAAGTCGCTGAAGCGAATAATCGTGTCAACTTCGCTTTTGTCTTCCAATTCAATGTATTCCTTTACCGTCATAATGCTCGCACTCCTTTATATGGCCGTCCAATAAGTTTTGTACATGCATAGATGAGCGCATCAACAAGATGGTCATCGCCATCCTTCGGTGTCTCGCTCTTTTTGTCCAACCAAATGTAACCGTTCAGTTCTCTGGCAAGGTTATAACTGTCATCGGTAACGATTAACTTGTACTGCTGCATTTTTTTCAGAATTTCAACTTTCCGCATCTTCTCTACCGCAACAACGTTCATTCCTCGAACCCGCAAATCGTAAACAGTCCTTGCACTTGCACTATCGGCAACAATCAATTTGTTCGGCTCTGTGTGCAGAACAAGCTTACGAAACAGCATCTCGGTCGAGTTGCCCGATTCAAACAACTTCTCCTCTGCGTAAATTATCTGTTGTTTATGGTCAATAGCTACACGAACAAGAGCGTCCTGGTCCCGGTAACCAAAGTCAAGGCCATATATGTATGGCAGCGTCTCGTCGAACTGGCCAAAGTCATACTTAAGAATCGTATCCTCGAGCTGCCCGAACTCTCCCATGCCATAAACCCGATACCAATTTGCCCACTCTGGTTTATTTTTTCTACTTTCAATAAACTCGAATTCGTTTTTAGCAATAAATGGATTATCCTTATAGTTACTGCGAATGATTTTGTAATTCGAATCTTTCCCTAAGATATATTCATTTAGCCAAAACTCGGCCGATGGGTTGAAATCTAAGAAAGTAACTTGCTGCACACGGCTGTAGAATTGCCGGAAGACATCCCAACTTATACGTCGATTACACTCATTGACAAACAGTATATCTGGCCTTAAAGAGTGCGCTCGTGCCTCGTTGCCCTCAATGCCAAAGAATTCAACACGTGCGTTGTTGATATAATACGTGTGCTCGCTCTTATTCTTTACAGCTCCAACATTGACGTTCATCGCTTCCAGTATTTCGTCAAATACCTTCATCGCTCCGCCCTTTAAGTGTGGCAAGGCGTAGGAAGCGATTACGATGTGCTTCTTCTTCTTTGACAACAATGCAATTTGCGCAATAAGCTGCAGGATTGAATAAGTTTTACCGCTACCCTGCCCACCTTGATTGATTATTAGCGGATAGCCAGCAAGATAAGCGTCTAAATTCTCGTGATATACACGAGTGTATTTCATTTTCCTTCAAGTTTTTTGATTTTGTCTGCTTGCTCCTCGTCCTCAACGACAATCTTAGGTACCTGAATTGTATGCTCCATCTTTGAACGCAGCGCATATTGGTCAGGATAGTTGCGCTCCAGCCACCATGCGGCCGACTGCCAGCTACCGTCTTCAATGATTCGGCGCTTGCAGATGTCAGCGATTTTATCGTCGCCGATTTCTTCTGCTTTTTTTACGGCGTCAACAAATTCAGGTTTATTGTCAAGCCATTCGGTAAATGTTTCGTAAAATATGCCTGCCATCTTACAAGCTCGCACCCTTCCTTGCCCTTCAGCAAGCGCAGTAAGTAAGCGAAGTACAACATCTTTGTTATACTTTTTTCTTTCTTTTTTAACTATATTATTTACAATTTTTTGTAGATTTATGTTTTTTTTAGTCATAAATCATATTTTTCTCTTTTTGGTTCATTAGTAAAAGGAATATCTTCTTCAAATGCATCCCAATACATCGTGTTTATACGATAATTTGGGATTTTGAGTATTTTTGGCACAAGAAAATTATAATTAATTCTATGATGCAACCTACCGCCGATCTTTTTTTGCTTTTCTGCATGAATGCATGAAGGTAACTGAATTGGGCAAATTATTGCCTTCGAAAATAGCTTTGTCTCATTGTATATTTCCGTTAATCCGCCTTCTGCTGTTGCAGACATCGTTTGGTCTAAATAGATAGCGCCAAATAGACTGCCGGTAAAAAGTCCATCATTTAATATTGTAACGAATTGCGAAGTATCGTCGTCATGCAATCCTCTCTCACCTCTATAGATGTATTTTACGTTATAAAAAGAACAATTCATAACCTTGTAGTGAATTAATTTGTCAGTAAAATTTACGAAAATATCACCTACTTGTGGCAAGCCGAATAAGCCGATATGATATTTTTTTATAAATTCGGCAATCGCATCAAATGCCTTTATGACATCATCGCCATTAGCAAGTCTTTCGTAATGTTGATTTGGCCGTATCGCAAATACTTTAGTATCGTCATCCATTACGCAATAAACTTCAATTCCCATTCCTTTTGCGATATCGTAGAACATGTTTCTCGCCATTCCAGCTGCTCTTCTCGATGGCGACTTTCGATGTACGAAATCATATCTTCGCCTTGCCTCATTTATATCGAAGATGAAAAGGTTGAAACCGTTTTTTTTGGCTTTTTCCTTATAATCTTCAATATCTGGCGTTTCGTTATCGATTACAACATGCACTTTTTGCATGTCGTAGCCAATTTTATTTAGAAACTTAATAGTTTTCAATTCTTTGGCTCGCTTATACGATGGGATAAAAATATCAATCATTGCTCAAAATTTTATTTTTAATTTTTAACAATTCGTCCTCAATAAAGCCATCAATACCGTTATCTATCAACACGAGTCGTAATCTTTCGATTACTTTCTTTTCTTCTTCCGTGGCATTATAGGCATAATAATTTGCAATTGCCTCATAATCAATTTTTACAAACCGTGTCGCTAAAAGTTGAAAGACTTCTTTAATTTCCGAACTTACGTTTGCCGAATTTACGATTTCCATTTTTTTGTCGTATTTTTCGGTATTTACGCAATCTTTCAGTCTAAGTGACGGCTTCAATTCTGGCTCGTAGTATATTGATTCGATTTTCAATTCGCTAAGTAATTCAGTGGCTGTTTTTTTGGGAATATCCACTCCCCACTCCTCCAGCAGCTTATCGTCCCATTCGTTGGCCAATTTCTCCCAATCCCACTCGCCAAACGGAACATTATCCTCGATGATGAACCGCTGTTTCTCTTCATCGGTCAGCTCGCTTGCTTTCCGCACCCATTCGTCCGGTACTTCCTTATAACCCAACGACAGCAGCGCCCTATATCGCATATTACCGCCAAGTATAGTGCCGTCATCATCGATGACAATTGGCCGTAGCGCCATCATCTTCGGGAATTCCTTCACCGATTGGACAAGTTTTTTGAATTTCTCGTCCTTTATAATTCTCGGGTTGGATGAATTAGGTTTTAATTGATTTAGCCTTATCATAATAATTTTGTTTTTTTGTTATAGATTATATTCCTCGCCAATTTCTGCACATAATGTTCTTCCGAAATTATTCCAGTAGGGCGGGCGCACTCGCACAAGCCTTGTGCCTTTGTCATAAGGGAGGAAGCGCATCGTTTTGCCATCTTTTGTAAGGCTGTAATCATTTTCAATAATATCAACATCTATCGACAATACTCTGCCTTTTCCATATGCAGCCTTTTTGCCTAAATATCTTATATGTCTGCGCAATATCTGATGTACTCGTTCACGGTCGCCAACTGCATAAGCAACCATCTTTGTTGCAAGTAGCAGTGGTAATGGATGATTATACTCTCGATATATACCACTTTGTAGGTTTGGACTTCCCTGAGTGAGTTCAATTTTACTCTGACGAAACTTCTTACGCCAATATTGTAAACTTTCAGCCACCTCCCCTTCTGGAAATAGAGCGCTTGCGCACCAACCCCAATGTCCGTTAATATGCCATTTGCCTAATGGTAAAGGTACGTCTATTGGTTCGCTGTTTCTTGTTGGCGGTTCATCTCCTTTTTGCTGATGAAATGGCATAAGAGCCCATGCCATTAAAGCATCCAAATGAATCGGCTCGTAAGGGTCATAATATAATCCGGTACCATCTAAATGAAATGTAATCTTTAAATTTTGTAAGCTCATAGCAATTCTCTTACTTTTTGGTATAATTCAGGATAATTGGTTCTTAACCATTGTATTCTTCCATTATTTTCTCCATCGGTAGACAACCATCCCGTGCTTCTGATTGTCTCTGCCGATTGCCCGCAATTTTCCTTCAAATATATAGGATTTATAGGCAAATCATACGCATAATGATAAGCCCAAACATCATTTATTGTGAAATCTATTATAGGGCTTATTCTTTCAATTCCGTTCTTATCAATATATTTACGTCCTTTATATTGCAAAAGAGCTTTCCTTCCTAATGATTCTTCTGCTCTCAATCCCCAAAACATGCCTGTAAATTTATTTGCTTTAGCCCATTCGTTTGCTGGATTCTTTTTTATCATCGATACTACTTTATTTTGGGTATACTTGTCTCTCATATGCGGCAAACCAAATTCTTTGCACAATTCCATGTAATCAATTTCGATTTGTAATTCAGTGTAATTTAAATTCATCGATTTTACTATGTTTTGCATAAATTGATATGACTCGGGTATCGCATATCCGCTTTTAATGTATAGGACAGGTATATCCGAAATAAATGAAGTGCATAGGTGTAATACCACATTACTGTCCTTACCTCCAGACCAACTCACATAGTGCGAATAATCGATATTCTTTTCAATTATTCGCTTTGCTCCGTCAACTTTCTTTTTAAAAGAGAGTTCCCTGGCCCAAAGTTGGTATTTTAGCTTGTTTTTCATTTTTCATCTCCTCCTGACTTGGTAATAGGTAGCATAATAATTGATACAATGGGCTCTGATACTTGTCTTTAGCCCAAGATTGAAATGTAAGCCATCGATTAATGCCATATTTGTGCATTACCATTGGTGGACAATCTAATGACTCCAATATTGTGCGCCCAAATCCTATGTGCAAATATTCGTTAAGCATATTATACCATTCATTTACTTTTTCCTTATCGCTGGCATTTACAGTAATATTTTCGAATCGCCATAAACCAAATTGTTTATTATTTACTGGGGCATTCAGCGAACCATGCTTCTTGTAACTTGTAGTAATATAAGCCGTCCATACATCTCTATCTACTCCATTCAAAACAAAACGTCTAAAGTCAGAGCGTTGTAAACGTTCGAATGTTCTTCCGTCGCATAGCCAGCTACTCGAGCGCTCCCATTTATAAGATAATGCCAGATAAGCATCAATACCAATTCTGTTACTCTCTGGAGCTTTCAAAACATCGATATTCGTAAATTTCTTTCCAAACAGCTCAGAGCGATGAATAGTATCCGTCTCTTCTCCAGTGACGCAGCATATCCCAATTTCAGTTTTTTTCGGAATATCAGGACAATCCGGCAAATTGCTTATTGCTTTGGCTATCAAGTTTACGCTGTGCATTTTTAAGCCTCCATTTCTTTATTTTAAGGGCATTCTTCGTCTTGTGCGTTATTATCTGACTGCAATGATTTACAGTAAAGTTTTCAAGGAGAAAACATTCCATTTCTGTGTATCTCGGCCGCTTCTTATATCCATGTCGTAATAGCCAATTATTGACTGTACCTGGATTCTTATTCAACATCTTTGCTATTTCCCGAATAGACATGTCTCTGAAATTGCTAATCATCAGCGTCCTCTGTGACAATGGTAGTTTGCCGCTCATATGCTCCGATTTTTGTTAAGAATAAAATTATTTTTTCCTTATTCTCTGACAGATATTTTTCATATAGCTCAGGAGATGGGCAATTTTCTATATCAATTTTCACTCTACCAAACCCTCTATTTGAATTTGCTCCTATATAACCCTTCTGTTGCATAATTTGTAAACCTTTCCCCAGTGCCGATAGCTCAAGGTCAGATATATGATTGTCTACGTCAATACCTCCCGTAAGAGTTACACCTGGCCGTATGCATTCAGTTATTGCTATCATTGACGCATTTTCGCCATCGTCATGTCCTTCATGGTCTTCACGCCGTGTCAGGAAATGCCATTCCAGTAGTTCGCTTACAGGTTTATCCCCATTGCCCCATTCAATGCATGATGGTCGATAATCTGCCGATTTGAAACGACCTGACAAAATGCGATTACCTAAAGCAACACCAAACAATGATAAAGCTGGCAGTGTGTCTCTGAATTGATATATGCCGTCTGCTTTGACCGCTCCATTGTCACCCATTAATGATGCCAATGCCTTGCCAGCCTTACTATTTTCTTCAAGCGCCCCGCCGGAATATAATGCATGGAAAAACCATAGTGCAACCTTTGGTTTGTCTCGGCGTGCCGATATGCCGATTGATTTAAGAAAATGGTCTGCCAAAACGTCCCTTAATTGTCCTCTGAATGCATTACCAGAATAATAAGGTAATGATACTACACCATTGTCTGTCATTACTTGCATACGCCTGAATAGTGTTGCGTTGCCTGCCTTTGTATCGCCTCCATGAGACAGTGGACTTAATGTAGTTATCGTTATGCCAATATCATATTTTGGCTGAGGCTTTGCTATTCCTTTGGTTGGGTTATAAGGCTCAATATCAACCATATCGCATGCCTTTTTCTGTTCCTCCCATTTCCCAATTGTCGCAATCATACCAGCTATTTTTGGATAAGTCTTTATCCAATTAAGGATAGAGTGTGCATTTTCTCCAGTTATGGTCACTATCATTTCAGCTCTCATTTCCGGATGCATATCGTCGAAACTCACATCCATTATAGTGCTGAATTTTTCGACAAATGACAATAGCGTTGGCTCGTTCGCAAGTTGAAGAAATTTGTCGCTTACGAAATCGGACAAATTACGATTAACTTTAATCGAACCGTTTTGTGCGATGTATCTTAATACTCGCATTACTTGATAAAATTGTTCCTTCATAGTTGTTTATTTTATTAGTTGTTTTTTCTTGATTTTATTTCTTTGATTATTTTCTGCTCATGCGCCTTGCGCCGCACTTTCTCCAATAAGATGTAAAGCTCGTTGTTGTTAAGTTCTTTAAGGTTAATCAAGTTAAACACATTCGGGCAATGCTTAACCGACCAAACGATATGCCCGAAATTCCTCATGTTTTTTATTCGTTCCCGAAAGCGTTCATCACGAAAGAACCTCGGACGTTTTTCGAGAAACGCAATGACTTCAGCATCGGTCATTTCATCGATGTTGAATTCAAGTTTTTTCCTACCTGTTTTCATGGCTTTTCGATTTTTGGTTTATTTTTTCGATTTTTTTGATAGCAAACCCAGAGTAACCGAGCGCCTTTGCCTTATATTTCTCTGGCCGCTCGACATTAACCAGCGTATAAATATAGTCGCCTTTAATTATAATTATTTCCATACCGCAAATTTAATCGTTTTTGTACGAAATTTTGTAAATCATTTACAAAATTAACTGATTTTTACCAAAATCCGCTTATTATTCATACAATTCAAAATGATAATGCCCTCCAGCTTTCCACGAAACAAGTTTCATCTTATAATAGGTAAGATACTTGTTAGATTTAATTGCTGAAATAACAAGCTCATTTCCTCCCCATCCTCCAGTGTGAAGCTCGAGCTTCCGTTTCCCTTTGTATTTCTTGTGAAGAACAAACCCCCATTCGGCCATGTACCAGCCTTCTGGAAGTATTTCACTGACAAACTTCATCAAAGGCAAGCCATCATCTGGCTGGTAATTCTCAATGAATTGCAACCATTCTTCTGTCGGATAACCGTTTGCGTCCAATAGCGCATCGGGTAAATTTGGGTTTATATTTTCATTTATTTTCTGCCGAAATTCGTCAAAACTCCTTACAACGATGTAAGTGTGTCCAAATTCGGTTATTCGTCGTTCAAATTCCTTCTGAAGCTCGGTTTGTTTGTTCCGTCCAACTTTCAGCTCGATAAACAATACCTTGCCATTGTTAAGGATAGCGATTAGGTCGGACACTCCAGCCGTTACACCTATGCGCTTCAGCTTTACTGCTTCAGCAACGTTACGGCTACCTCCGTTCGGAACGGCGAATATTATTCCGAGACGGCTAAGCCTAAACCATCGAACGCATGCTGCCTGTAAGTTGTCTTCTGCTTTCATGGTTAACTTTTTTTAAGTATCTTTTTGCAATTTCGGAATTTCTTTTTTCTTTCCATCGGCTTGCGCCAATATGCCAAAGTAATGCCCTTTCCTCCAATGTTTTCGCTCCGTAGTACTCGCAATACAAACGAAACATTTCAAACGATTTTTCAGGGCAAAACCTATCGGATAACGAATAATTGGTCCTGGCAATTCTATTCACATCCTTAACAAGGATTGGCCGAATTTGTGCAATTCCAACGTCAAGGCCTGACTTGTGTACGGCCAATGCATTGCCTCCGCTCTCTACCATGCAGATAATTTTGAAGTGCTCACGAAGTTCGATTAATTGACGTGCAACCGCAAAGTCAATTGTTGTGCGACTTGGAAAATCAGAACTTATCGGCAGCATTACCGTAATTATTGATAGGATAATTCGCTTAATCATATTTACGATTTTATAATTTTAACTTCATATCCGTATGGCTTTATTTTTTCGGCATGTTCGGCTATCTCCTGTAAATGGTAGTTAATCAGTGTCCTTGCTTCATCGCTACCTGCCGGCGGTTGCTTGTATTCGGCAAAAAGACGATAAATTTCATCATAAAATACAGCAATGTTAACATACGAACGGCCGATTAATTTGACGCCAACTAAATCCTCATCATCAAACACTTCATCAAACAGCCGCTCCTTGTAATAATCGTTCAGTATTTTGCCGGCCAGCATACGAATCGAACAGCCGCTTGTATTGTCGGTTAGGATAACTTCTGGCTTCGTATAACCCATCTTCGTTCGCCGGGCTATTTGCGAAATTAGAAACAAGTAATCTTTTTTCTTCTTCATAAGTATTTGAGTTTAATTATTTTACAATCAATTATTGCATGTTTTGTAAGCGAATACCATTTGCCATCTTTATTAATTGCAATGTGGTAGTATTGTTTTTTATCCACAACAATCGCAGGGCGCATAGGTTCTATTTTGAAATTTCTTTGCAAACCGAGCATTATGTCAATATTTTCATATTTTTGCTTAAAGAAAGAGAAATAATAATTACCCATTCTAATGTAATAAGTATATATCACTTTATTAATTAGCTCCTTAACATTATACGCCTTATCGGCGCTCATATGGTAATAATCACCAAACAATCGTATATGTGCATTCATATTTCGATAACCTAATGTCAGTGCCGAGCGCTTTGGCTTATTGTCAAGGTATTCGGCAATCTTTGTTAATGTTAGGCCAAATTTCTCAAATGCAATCTTTGCCGCTACAAGGTTGCAGAATACCGTTTCATGATATCTTCTGCCATGATTATATGATTCAGCTAACTCTGCTGCATCGATTACGCAATCAAGCAACATTTTGAATTCTTCTTTTGTCATTTTTGGTTCTATGTTCTTTTTCTTCATAGCTATACTCTTTTTGATTTCCCATTATATTCGATGATGTTACACATTTCATACAACCTATCAGCAATGCGATCTCCATACATTGCACGTAAGTCAGCCAACGATAAGTTGGTTGTAAAGTGAGTCATTATCCCGGTAGCACACCAAAGGTTATACCTGCTTGTTATAAGCATAGATAACGGCAATATTTCATTGCCGAAATACATAACTTTTGCCTGCTCTGCGCCAATATCGTCAATACATATATTTCTTTTACTAATTTGCGATGCGCTAGCGTAGCAATAATTTACAAAGTCATAACCCATTTGCGCAGCCTCAACGACATCGTATGAATTAATAACCGTAAAATAACGGTCTAATTCGTCATGGCGAAGTATTAACGATAACGCTTGCATTAGCTTCGTTTTTCCAACACCTGTGTTTCCAATAAGCATTATCCCTTTGTTTGGCTTTACATCTTCATACACATCAACAACTCCACCATATAACCAAATTGCAAGCCTAATAATTACTTCTTTGTTGTCAGTTATAACTTCTTTATTGATAACATGTCTTAACGCCAAACATATACCGTCATAGTTGTTATTAACCGCATGTTTACATTCATCGATTTTTTCAATTGTTTCGACTTTATTGTTAAGTCTTATTAATTCTGATAATTTTTTCATAACTAATTTTTTAGGTTAGCATTTGTAATTATGCCCGTATAGTTCTTTGAACTCGTTCATTGTTTTAACTTCGCCTTTTTTATAAGCTTCATAGAAATCATTCATCATTCTATCGAACTCTTTACTTTTTTCTTCAGCAATTTTTTTCGCTTCCTCGTTTTCGCGCCGGCGCCGCTCAAGCTCCTCCCTGTCTTTCTTATATTTTTCTTCCATATTGTCAAGATGTATTACTTGGTTTTTAACTTGTAATTTTTGTACGGCTTGCCCGTTTTGTTTTGCGCCTGACGAGTAAGCGCCTTCAAGTACTTTGGCAATATTGCGGTCATTCTCGATTGTCCAATCGAACGTTGCTGTCCAACCTCGATTATTTTTGCCGCAGAGGAAGTCGTTGGAATTGATTTTCGCAAACGCCTCAAAGATTTTTTCCTTCGGCCAATCTTTAAGCCGTGCTTTGATTTTCCGCTTTCTGCTCTCTGTTAGCTTTTCAACTTTCGGTAAGTTGGTACAAATAGAGTTCCATTGCTCGGCAAACTCTTTGTAGTTTATGCTGTTGTCGTGGTTGATGTCGATTTTTTCTTCCTGCTGCTCTGGCTGTTTTTCTTCGGTTGGCTCTTTCGGTTGGTCTGTGGTTGGTCCTGGCGATTCTGTTTCTGCCGTATCTACCGGTTGCTCTGGTTCTTTCGGTTCGTCTGTCTCGGCTGGTTTTTCTTTCGGTTGCTCTTTGTGTTTCTGCCAGCGCTTGCGGGCATTGTCGGCCAGCTTACGGCGCTTATCCTGTTGCTCGATTAGCAACTCGCATGATAATACACCGTCCTCAACGAGGAATAAGCCTGAGCTATTGACGACAAAGCTCACCATTTCCTCGCTGCACCTGAACATGTAAGACAGTGTTTCGATGTCTGCATCAATTGCATTATCATTATTAGCCAGATGTTCGACTATTGCCCAATATAAGCCATAGCCAGCCATGCCATACTTTGCCTCAAGCCGGGCGACTCGATGGTCGCTCCGGCTGTTGCTTCTATGATTAATGAGTAAGCTTCCCATTTTTTAGTGCATTTAATTTGTTGAGGAATATTTCGACAAGCTCGTCGATAGAGTTGATTTTGATTACGTCAATCTTTCGATTGTTGTAGAACACTTTAACGTGTCCAAATTCCTTGTCATACATACAGATGAGTGAATTTTCCTTCTCATCGTGGTAAGAAATTGTTTGATAACGGTTCATGGCTTTAAATTTTACGGTTAAAGTTAATTATTTCTTAGCAAAAACAGTCCCATCTTCGTTTCTTTTTACAATTTTTAGCCCTAATTCCTCAACAAGTGCGTAAAATTCTTCCCGTTCGACTTGCCGGTAATATATGCCAAACTTTCTATCCTTACGGGTGTGCGAAATTTTGCTGCGGAAGCAAATTTCGTAGCAAGTCAGAACGTTGCTTCCGTAACGCAAACCGACATAGTAAATGATGCCAAATACATCATTTCTTTCCTTTATTTTCTCAAGGTTCCATTGTCCGAGAACCTTGTTCTTAAAATAGCTATCCATTTTGTTTAGTTTTTAATTGTTAAAAAAAATCTGGAAGTTCAATCTCTTTGCCTGCATCGGCAAAGGTTACAACGGCCGACGTTTCTGCTTGTATAGCCTCCATTGCTTCTGCCTCGTCCATGTTGCCATCACTGGCATGTATAACGACAACACGGCGCAGTGTCTTATCGTGCCGGCGTACGAATTCGATAACCTTATTCAGCGACAAGTGCGAGCGACTTATCCGCTCTGCAACGTATGCTGGCAGTTTACCGGCCATTACATTCTGGATGAGTTTATCGTGCGTAAAATTACACTCAATCATTACGTTTGTAATGCCATCAAACATGTAGTCAACTTTTGAAGTGTCGGTTATGAATACAAGGTTTCCAAATTCCTTGTGAGTGATAGCAAACCCGTAACATTCGACATCATGCCAGAGTTGGAATGGCAAAACCGAGAAGCTGCCAACCTTAAATTGCTCACCGTCTCTGTAATGTGTATGAGCAATTGTTGGGTAAGCAGCCAGCGTGTCAGAATTAACGTACATTCTTGCAAAGTCGGCAAAGTCGGTTAGATATCCGACATGGTCAACGTGTCGATGACTTACTATGCAGCCAGCAATTTTCTTATTGATATGCTTAGCCGCTTTTTTGAAGGGTACACCGGCCTCGATTATCAGCGTTTCGCTGCTTGTTTCAAGCAGGTAGCAGTTCCCAGAAGAACCGCTACCTATGATTTTCACCTTTGCCATATCAGAAGGGAATTTGCTGCTGTTCGATTTTAGGAGTCTTTGGCTCTTTGCTAACCTCTTCTTTTGTCTCCTGAATTACTTCCTTGTCCATTACTTCTTCTGCTACTGCTTCAGGCTGCGCAGCTTCATTATCGGCATTGGTCAGTTCGATTACTGTTGCCTGCTCGTTGTTCGGCTCTAATTCAGTGTATTCATCAGCAATTTCCGTAATACCAACCGTAATATCAGAAGCTGCATTGATGATAAGCTTGCAGGCACGGGCAATTACTGTTTTCTTTGCCATCTCTTCCGGGAATTTTGTGTGCACTGTTTCGCCTTGCCCTCCAAACGTCTTACCTTGCGCCCAGGCCTGTCTGATTTGCTTTATGTTCATGACTTCGCAATCAATTCGGCCGTCAACCTCATAGACGGCATATGCACCGATTATGTCAGTGCCCAATGATTCAAGCCGTTGCTCATGCTTAATAAGCTTCCGGCGGCCGGTTTCATCGATAGCAAACTCGATTTTGTCACCGGCATAAATCACATTTGCCTTTATCCACTTTAGTCCGCATCGCTTGGCTACAGTGATAGTGCCGAAATATGAACGCATAAGCTGCAACTTGTTGCCGTAAGCTACGAAGTAACACTGGCGCTTCATCGGCGACAATCCCTGCACTACCATGTCGAGTAAGGCATTAGCGACGCTCTCACGAGTGCAAACTTGCAGCACCGGCTGCTTGTTCTTGTCAAGCGTGTCGGTAAGGATAAGTGCAGCAGAACGAATAGCCGCTTCGGCGTTGTAGTCTGGGTACGTGTATAACCCGCCCGATTTCGCAAGCTCACTAACCCGAGCAATTACAAGCTCGGTGATTTCATTTGTTTTTGCAATCTTTTCCATGATTTTTTGTTTTAAAGTTATAAAATTATTTGAACAAAACGTTTAATTTCTTGTCTTCTGTGACTTTCAGTAATATTAACTGATAGTTCACGTTTGGCAAATTCCAGTCGTTAACGCTCTCGGCGTTATCAACAAACACAGGCACTTGCACATTGTACAGTTTCGAAAGAAGGTCAATCATCTTAATGCCGAACACTATCCGATGCCCGTTATTAACCGACTGGATAGGTACACCGTGATAGTAGATGTCGCACGTTGCTTCGATGTTGCCGTTCAGAAGCTTCCGAAACATGCGAATCTCAAAGCCCTCACCGGCGATGTTGGCATTAACCGCTTGCTCCAATTCTTTCGAATATGCTTCTTCATAATCATCGAGCCGTATAAGCATTTGTTCTACATTCAGAAGTTGTTGGCTGTCTGCCTTCCAACTGGCTTCCAACTGCTGTATGTTTGCCCGCAGCTGCTCTGCTTGCTTTTCGGCCGATATAATTTCTCGCAATTGTAAGCGTTCCTCATACAAGGCTTTGCGCTTACCCTCCAAACTTGCAACCTCATTGTCTGCCTCAACGTTCGGCAATACAAATTCCTCGAGCTGCTTATTCAACTCGGAAAGTCTTGCCATTTCTGCCGTAACGTCAGCTTCTGCTACTGCCTGAACGTTTAGCTGCTCAAGTTCTTTCTCGAGTTGCGTTATTTTGGCCTCTAACTGCTGATTTTCGGCGGTCAATCTTTCGATTGATGCCTTTGTGCTCTTTCCTGACTGTTCTATTTCGGCAATCCGCATCCTTTTTTCCTCGTTAAACTTTGCTTTTGCCTTGTCGGCAATTTCCAGCGCTTTATTATCAGGCAGTCTCTGCCCGCAATTAAAGCAAATGAATAAGTTGTCAGCAGGCACAAACGATTTTGTCGTCTCTTCTGCCCATTGCTGCCTAAGTTCGGCCAATTTTTTGTTTAGATTGTCGATTTTTTGGGTATTTTCAGCGATTATTTGCCGAAAATTGTCAATTTCTCGCCTTATAGACGACTTTCTGGTGTCTATAGCCGACCTTTTTGCCTCAATTTCATATTTTTTGGCCTTTATATCGGCATCTATTTGGCTTATTCTGGCCTTTATCTTGTTTTTTTCGGCCAGTGCAGCTTCGTATTGTCTCATTTTTTCCCGGCTCCTTGCTTCTGCTGCCTTTATTTGGCTCGATAAGGCCTCGAGCAATCCATCTATTTCGTAAATTTTCTGCTTGGCGTCATTCACACCCGATAAGTCAGGCATCTGAGACTTCAATGTTTCAATTCTTACCGGATATTTGTCAACCTCGTCCTTTATCGCATTGCGCTGGTTTCGCAATGATTGACGTAGTTCTGAAATTGAATATTTCTGTAGCTTTTCGGCAAGCTCCTGGAAGGCCTGCAAAACGTTGCTCCTAATGCCTTGCTCATCTACGAGCTCAGAGAGAAGCTTCCGACGCTCTGCCCAGTGCAGGTCCTGGAAGGCGAACACGTCAGAGAGAATTCTAAATTTGCTTTCGTCTATAATTGACGAAACAAATTCATTATACTTCGTTGCCGAAACGTCAATATCGTCTATTTGATATTGAGTTTCATGGCCTGTCAATTCAGATTGTCCAGCCCCTCGCTTTTTGTTCCATTTCTCATGGAGTGAACGACGGAGCTTAAAACTATCAAATTCAGCCTCAACCGAAACCTCTATGTTGGTTTCAGGTTGGCCGTTTTCATTGTAGGGCTTAATTGGGAAATCAGAGCGACCCTCTGAATTTTTCCCAAACAAAAGCCACAGGTAAGCGTCATAGATAGTGCTTTTGCCTGTGGCATTTGCGCCGGAAATGATTGTAGTTCCGGCAAAACTAACTTCAAGGCTGCGAAGGCCTTTGAAGTTTGAAATTTTCAATTTTTTTAATTTCATGGCTGTTTACTATTTTCCGAGTATTGCATCGATACCCGGTATTATTCGTCAATGGCCGGTGCCGCCTTTCTTGCTGGATAAAGTGGATAAAGGAAATAAAGATTAGAATAAAGATCGCCTTTATATTCTCTAAACAGATGTCGGTTCAGGATAATAAGGTTACCGTTATGCGTAATGACAACTCGACTGCTACCTATTAACCTTTGTAAGTATAATAGATAGCTTTGGTTGCCCAATTGAGTAACATCTATTTCCTTGGCGAACATGTAAGTATCGCTAAACCTGCTATTGCCATAACCGGCGATAATGCCATTATGGACTATTGCAGTGTTTTTGTTTATTCTTATCGGATGGGTATTGTCGAAATCAATCCGGCCGTGTGTGGCAACACGGAAGTGCAGGACAATCGTACCGTCAAATTCTTTTCTCAGGTTATAGTATCGCTCTATAACCTTTTCATTTATAACATTTTTGAATATATGCAGTCGATTGTCTGCATGCCACATCATACCTGCACCATGTGGATTGCAGCCAGAAGCGAGGGTTAATAATTCCTCGCTAATCGTTTTATTTTTATTCACAATGATCACACACATAATTTATAATTTTTTTGATTGTTTCAATGTTTCTCAGGTCTGGACTTAGTCCAATATGGAGGGTGTCTCGCTCTGTCCTTCTATACCTAAAAGACGAATCAACATGAGTTGCACCGATTACATCGGCCAATTCTTGGAGTTGTGGACAATATATGAGGTTATTACCCCTATTCCCGTTGAGCCCAAAAATAATAATATCAATGGGTAAACCTTTCTCCGGGATATACGAGAAGTCTCTAACTTCTCTTTCAAAATCATCCCGGAAGGTTACCTTTTTTATAAGGTTTATTTTTTTGCCACCCCACGCCGGGTTAATTGCAAGATACCTGTCAGTTCGCAATTTGGTTACAAGCTCAATTAAACGGTTATAATCACGTTTGTTGAGCAAATGCTTGTAGCTCTCATACGTAGGAGCTACAGGGTCGCCTGAAGCATCTAACCCATAGCATATAACACTCTTAGCTACCTTATACGATAGTTTGAGGGTTAATTTTGCCAGCTCCGGGCAAGCCAACCAGCCGGCAGGCAGGGAACGATATTCGAAACCGTAAGATTTTGTTTCGTAATTGCCTCGCCTAGCATAGCAACCCCTTGCTCGCCCTTCGAGGGGTTGTAGCAATGGTAACACAAAGCTATCCATTGCCCTTACTATTGGCAGGATCATCGATTCCTCAATCCCACCGAAATGAATATGTCCGCCAAGGGCGAATGTATCACCCTTAACGGACATGACAATATTTTGCTCGTCCGCCTTACGAATAAGGTAGGACAGGCTAAGATATAATTGACCCCAGCTCCCCGGTCGAGGACGCAATTCGCCGGTGGAACTGCACCCATCAAGACCAATGGGGGCAACCCTTTCTGGGTCGGTTATGTAATTATATGCCTCGACCACACACATATCTATTGGGTCGAGGATATCAAACTCTGGGTCAGCTCCCAGAGTTATTTTTATTTCTTTTTTCATTTTTTAATTTTTTAAAAACCTCGGCCGTTTTTAAGCGACCGAGGATGCTTCCGCTTTCCCATCAGCGGTAAGGGGCGGTTAATCCTGCTTGTCCGCCAACAGGGGCTATGTCGCGATGACCGGCGCCCAACCGCCGCTGACAGCTCACCCTTTCGGGCTTCTTTGTGTTTTTACGCCTCCATCCCTGCGGCGACTTCGGCAACTTACCTCCTTCCTCTCATGGTTCCATGCAGTTACTGTGCTTCGCTGCATGAGGCCGGGTAAGCGGCCACACTCTTAACCCTTGTTTTAGTGGATTGTTTTTTTCCTTGTCCACTCATTGACTACATGTATGTAGTCATGGTGGACTTTTTCGCCGGCGTTGTAGGTGCCGCCGAAAACATTAACCGAAGATATCATCTATTGGATATTTCATTATTTCGTACAAATATTCCAGGAATTCATTATAATCTATATAATTATCGTCATCTGCCATGCCATGAATAGTCACGACATGGACAAGACTTCTGAGGTATTCGTTTTTTCTTAAATATCTCACTTCAAACTTTTGTTTTTCTTTATCATAATATATTTTCGCCACAACAGGATAATCACTATTATGAGTATTTACATAATTTAATAATCCTTCAAGCTCATCCTCATTGAACAATGTTTCAATGTCATTTTCAAATTGTGTTAATAATTCTTCTTTTGTTTTCATTGCTTTTTATTTTTTGGTTTAACATTAAATTAATTACAGTGTAAATATAATAACATTTTGACCCGATTTGCAAATTTTTGCCAATTTATTTTTTGGATTTTAACATTTTTTAACATTTCAATTTTAGAAACAACATCGCAAAATCAAAAAATCGATTTTAAGGGCCAAAATTTAAACGAAAGCGAAACGATGTATTATTTTATTGGCCTAATATATATCGTCGAAATTTAGCCTATAAGACAACGAATTTTAGGCATGTTTAACGATTACTTATTAGCGCTGATTTTTTCAATTTTCAATTTTCTTCTTTCTTTCTTTTATTTTAATTTTCTTTCTTTCTTCTTTAATTTATCTTTCTTCTTAATATATATATTCTAGTAATATAATATAATATAATATAATATAATATAATACTAGGATATTAGTCATATCGCTGCACTATTTCGTATTTTTTCGAAATGAAACAATACTGATTATCAGGCGGTTATGCAAATGCTATGCAATTGCACTGCAATTGTAATGCAATTGCTAAAGGCAATTTTTCGAATTTTGATTTTGCTTAATGATTTGATTTTCAAAGAATTATAATTTATCCTGGCGGGCGAAAAATGCAATTGAATAGCAAATGAAAAGCAAAAGCAATGCAATTGCATAGCAAAAGCACTACAATTGAAATAGAATTGCAATGCAATCGGTAAAGCAATTGCAGCACGAATTATCCGATTGAATTATTTAATTGGGAAAATTACGCAGGGCAATGATGTGAATTGTAAACGAAGAAATTATAACTACTTGTTGCAATGCAGAAGCAAAGCAATTGAAATGCAAATGCTATACAATTGTAATGCAATTGCACAACAAAAGCAAAGCAAATGTTATGCAGCTGGAAACAAAAAAGCCGAACCTTTCAGCTCGGCGGAAAACTATACTTTTAAATTGTTATATCCGTACAACTCGGGCAGCTCGACAATATTCACGTGGCTCGAAGGGTCAGGGATAGACGTCCTCGCTTCGATATGCAGGTGTACACCATTGCTCTTGCCGGTATTGCCCATTATACCGATTATTTGCCCAGCCTGCAAGGTTCTTGGCAGGTTAGTTGATATCTTCTCAAGGTGCGCATAAACGATGTAAGGATATTTCTCACGTAATTCTTTGTCGGTTGGTCTTACCCATACACGAAACCCGAAACTATCGCTCCAACCAGCCGTATACACTTCGCAATCGCAAATTGCACGTACATAACAAGGATGCTTCTTGCTCCCAATGTCGTATCCTCCGTGTATACCCGACTGCGTTGGACGCTTCTCGAAATAATCCGATGTGATATAGCCATTGAGAACGGGTTTGATTATTTTTTCCATAGTTATTTATCTTTTGTTATTTATCTTTTGTTATTTATCTTTTGTGGCTTCAAAATAACCAAGAAGTTTATTTAGGTTGGCGTTTATTCCCTTTAATTCCTGCTCTAATCGTGCGAAGGTTGTCTCGTTCAAACTTTCATGGAGTTTGAAATCCCTGTCCAGCCGCTCAAGCTCGTTTTCGATTACCGATATTCTGCTACCTTGCTTCACGACTATTGTTATTACCGTAATCAATAGCGCCGCTGCTCCAATTATCACTTCCAATCCTTGCCAATCCATAACTCTATCGCTTTATTGCAACAAACAACAGCGCCAACGCAATTACACCGATAATAATCAATGTAACGTATAACCACGTTGGCACAACTTTCTTTTCTATGATTACAGGTTTGGTTTCTGTTTTGGTCAATATTTTAGTGATTGTCTTGTCCTTGTAAATTGTCCTTATCCTTACTGCTGGCAATGTGTCAATTACCTTCAGCAAGCTGTCCTTTTGCTTCAGGATAACGTTCAAATTGCTATCACAATGGAAAAATGCTGCCAATGTATACATGTCCGTGAAAGGAAAATAAAGGGTATCGACAATCTTAACCGTATCATGCACGGTTACCGTCGAATCGGTTGCATAAGAGGGCTGCGATTGGCGCAACCCCCTGCAACCTGCCAAACCTAAAACCAAAGCCATGAAACCAAAAACAAATATCTTACTTATTAACCTTAACCTTGCCGAACGTGCCATTTTCGTTTTCAATAAGATTTTTTGACAAATAAGCCAGTAGTGCCGATAATGAAATAGTACCTACGACTTTCCAGTCGATATCTCCTGCGCTAAGTTGCTGTTGCAGAACTGCAATGCCTGCAGCTAAGGCGCTAACTACTGCGCTTTTGATAATGTCCAGCAAACCAAGTTTCCCGAACTGTGAACGTTGTAATTTTGCCATATTTTTACAATTTTAAAGGTTAATTTAATCATCGTATCCATAACAATTACAATAAACTTCGCCACTTCCACCACACCGCTGACAAACAAGATGTTCATCGGCCAGCGGGAACTCCATGTACCTAATAACTGCTCCTTTCCCGTTACATGCCTCGCACTTCATTGTTTTATCTTTAATTTATACGTCTCAAAATTACAAAAATCCTCCGCAATAATATCTGGCGAAACGCTCCACCACTGCTCGTAATCTTTCATATCGAAAGCATACCGAAAGATATAAGCATTGGCCTTGCTACAAAAAACGTCCTTATCCACTTCTTTATCACCAATCCATTTTTTCCTGTTCTTTATATGCCACCACAATTCGGCCAATAACCCTTCAAATTCGTATTTTGCACCTTGCATGTACATAATGCAGGCATATAGGTCCTGGCGGTTGAAGTTGACTTTCGGACGCTTAACAATGACTTCTTTCGTATTTTTTAGGCTATAGTCCAGTTTGTGGGGTACATAACCCTTAGGGACGGCCTCATGTACAATAACCGAATTTTTCCCGATGTAGCTTACGATAGACGTATGGCTGTATTTACTGCTCGTAACTATGCGGATAAGAGCAGCGATAAGCCCTTTCTTGCGATAGCATAACGTATCGCCTACCTTTAATTGGTCGATTGTAATTTCATCGATATTCATGCGTTTAATAATTTAAACAACAAAAACAAAATAACCACTGTAAATATATATGCAATTAACAGAAAAACGATGAAATAATATATATTTTTTCGCTTCTCATTCTGCAATATTGGATAAACTTACATTATAATGCCTTGCCAGTTGCTCTTTAACCAACGGAGCAATGCCGATGTCGCCAAGTCCTAACCCAACGAACGGCATTCCGTCAAATTCAAGAAAGAAATCTTTGAGCTTATTCGTTTCCGACCAACGCCCTCGCCTTGCCTCTTTATTGAAATATTCCGAAAACCAAATAATCGTCCGATGTGGCTGTGTAATTAGCTGCCCTGCGCTATCCGCACGAAATTCCTGATACTTCACCGTCGCTTGCGTGATGCAAACGGCGAATGTGTCGACTTGAACACCTTTAATCGTTGTATCCTTAACTATCCAATACCACTTATTTGGGTTGTCAGGCGTCGGACGCCAACCGCCCTGTGCAATTGCATAAGCATTTAAAGCAATGCTTAAGATAATAGTTACTAATGTTTTCATAATCAATAATTTAAAATCCTTCAATAATCAAAAACCCTGTTGAATTGCTGCCCGTAACCGTAACGCTTGTGGTTGTAAGAGACGTTACAAGCGACGTCGGTAACCCGCTTGTTTGAAGTACTACGGGCGTATAAGTAAATGCCTTAGGAAACGTCCAACTTGCAGTGCCATTGAACGCATTGCAATAGATAATTACCTTCTTATAGCTACCCCCGTCGAACGGCATTACAAATTGTGCGCTTCCTGATGTGCTGCCATTGACGGTCGATTTGCCCTTTTCCGTTGCAAAGCTGCCGTATGTCTTAACTTGCCTCATTGAAGTGTTACCCAACATTACCTGATAACTCGTATCTGCAACTGCTCCACTGCCAAGCTCAACGCTGCTTGTCCTATCTACGTCACGAGTAAGAGAGAACGTCCCCGAACCAGCCGAACTTATTGTCCCATCGGTTAATTCCAAAGTGTTGGCGTCGATAATCTTGAAGAAGTAAATTCCGTTGTTGACTAACCCTCCCGGAGCTGTGCCAGATACAACTTTAAACTTCAAATTGATATAGCTGTTTGCGCTTCCAAAACCATGTGAAGTTATTGTTATGCGGCTGTTTGATGTGTTTACGTTTGCGTCGGTAAATGTTTTGGTCGTATAAGGAGCTTCGATGAACCTTGCTACAGGATAGGTTATACCTCCAATAGTTACCCTACTTGGCCAGTTGTTGTACATGTGTGCTCGTTTGCCTATGCCAACTGATGAGTGTGCAGTGCTTGCATTGTGGTATCCTGCATAGTATCCGATAAGGTCTAATGTGTCTGCTTTGTTGTGGTATGCTGCAATATTGCTAATTGCATTAACATATCCACCAGTGTTATAACTTGCAGCATAATATCCAATTGTGTTAACATGACTGCCAGTGTTATTATAAGCTGCAAATCCACCAAATGCATTAACATATATGCCAGAATTGTTTTCTGCAGCAAGATATCCAAATGCATTAACATATCCACCAGTGTTATAACTTGCAGCATGCCTGCCAATTGCATTAACATAACTTCCAGAATTACCTATTGCAGCACCAATACCAATTGCATTAACAAAATCTTTTTTAATTCCTGTCGTATCTGTTGTTAATCTTCCTATTCCTATGGAAAAGGAACCATTTATCGAATTATAATAAGTTTCCAATAACGATTTGCTTGTGCTCGTATTATCAATAATTACTCTCTTATACCCGCTTCCCAATTCAGTCATAAGTGCTTTTCCTCCAAGAATACCATTGAAGTATAACACACTATCTTTTGGCGTCGAAGCATATAACTGTAATCCTCCTTGCCCATTGAATTGTCCTTTCACTGCCGTTTGTCCATTATACTTCACCGCCCCAACCGATATGCTACCTGCGGTCACAAGGTTTGCCGAATACAAGCTATCCGCTGCCTTCCTTGTCAATACCTTTGTCCTTGTTATCGTGTCAGAAACCTTCAGATACCGCAAGTCATTGTCTCGCCTGTTAGGATAGATACTATCTGCATGTACACCCCCACGATAAGCAAAGCCATTATTTGTGTTGATAATCAACGGTTGTAGCGTCCTTGCTGCATTCGTAAATCGAATAGCGGTCGAGGCGTCAACTCTCGGACGTATGGTTAACGTCGATGTCCTGCCGTCGAACTCGTGGTTATAGTTGGTCGTGTCGTTAACAACTCCACCAAGCCTGAACACCCCAACAGCCCTCGCACGCCCGTTGACTTCTAATTCGTGGTAGTTATTTATGTTCATTGCATTTACAGGGAAATAACTTATTATATTCTTACCTAATAAGAGCATTGAACCCTTATTTACACGATTAGTTGGTTGCTTACCACTTATATATGCAACTGGTTCTATTGCACTGGCAGTTGTATATTGAGCAAAAGTAAAACCAGCATTTTGTGAAATATGAGTATTTGTACTAGCAAAGGTTGCAGACCCTGAACAACATTGATAATTCCCAAGAAAAACTAATCCAGGTGAGTTGTTTCCTATTGCAGGTATATAACTATTACCATATTGATCGGAATTGTCCCCGTTTAAATATAAGTTGTAAACATTGCTATTTGGTGTAGTTACAATTCTAATATTTTCAACACCCTGTATGCTATCCGATGTTGCAAACCACGCTACCTGCCCAGCTGCACCAGCGCCTTTTATTCTGTTGGCTGTCTTTGTAAGATATAAGCTATCAGTTACCTTCCTTGTCATTAGCTTTGTTCTTGTTACCGTATCGGCCAGCTTCAAATACAAGCTATCCGTAGCCTTGCGGGTCATGAGCTTTGTCCTCGTTGCCGTGTCCGATGGTTGTATGCCTCCAATATTCCTTGCGCTTACCCATTTAGCAGGTATACTACCGATCGCCTTCAAATAGATACTATCCGCTACATACCGCTGACCGTAAACGTTTATGCTAAAAAATGCAAGCGTTATTATTATAATTCTTCTCATTGCCATATATTTTTTATGTAATAAACATTTATATCAACATTCCCGCCCGTAATAGCTACATCAATCGTGTAGCTATTGATTTTATTACGGTTAATAACCAACTCGAAACAACTATTTGAACCTATTTCGAACGAACCAAAGTCAAACTCACTATCGCTACTATTTATAGTTGCAGTTACTTGCACGGCTCCAGCGTTTCGAATATCAATCGAAATTAACTTCGAATTGGCAGGTATTTCAAACTGCCGAAAATTAACCCCCCTTGCCTTATCCACTACCGTGATGCCATAACTTGAGCAAAAGCGCCCAAACTCTATGTTGTACGCCCCTGTTAAGCCAGGAATACCTACCGCAATTCTATCGTTATCAGTTAACGTTGACTTTAGCGGCTGGTTGAACAACTCTTTATTAGGCATGTCAGTACCTCCTCAATGTCGTTACGATTGGTTTGATTGTCTTACGACTCTCTGCCGTACAATAGTAAGAATAATTATCGGCATGGTCGATTATGTATTGCTCGACTTTTGCCCACTCGTCCATAGCATATTGCCGTGCTTCATCGGATAATTGTTTAATATACCCATCCTGCGCTCTGTCGGCATAATCTGACTTCTGCATTACCGCACCCGTGTAACTCTCGATTACCTGGGAGCGATATAACCACTTGCTGTAATTGATGTAAGCGATAACCGTCTGTAAGCCATTATGTACATATTTCCTGCCGTTAACTGTCCAACTATCGCCAGCAATTAGCTTCATATACTTCTCATCGGCAATATTGTCGAGCATGTCGTTATACATTGCATCGCCCAGTAGCTTGCGAATTTCGAACTGCTGCACCTCGAACGATAGTTGTTCGAATTTGTCAACATCGTCGACTACAACTGTTTTTATAGTTTGCTGTATAGTTAGTGTTACTATCGGCGTCATAGCTGTAATGGTTTAATTGTCCAGTCATTATTTTCTTGCAATGTAGGGTTGTCAAAGTCCTGCAGCAAGCTAACTATCCAGTTTTGGAAGTTTGTCCGTAGCTCCGACGTTATTGCGTTGTAATAGTTGACAGCTTGTGTCAACGCTTCACCGCTCGTTGTGCCCATCTTACTTTCATCATACTCGATAAGTAATTGCGGAATAGCAAAGAACGCCTTACGAATACGGTTAACCAGCAGCGGCTCCAACTTATCAAATATCTCTGGCGTTATGGCGTTGGGTATTTTGTCGATTTTGAAATTCTTGTCCGAAATTACACCCGTCTCATCGACATCGTCCTCGATAATCATTACCGGGTCGCCGTCGGAAGAAACCAATTGTCTAAGCGCTTCCTTGAGCTCCTCCCTGGCCCTGTCATCAGGTTGCGGCGAAACCCTAAAGATTACTTTCTCGAGCATGCCGTTTCGAAAAATATTATCTCGCAGTTGCCCAACACCAAACTCTGCGTCGACATCGTGAAATACACTGTCGATTTGCGACAGGGGATAAAGATATTCATCTTCGTTGAAGAAGAAATCAATCTGCCCACCAAATCGTTCAATTCCTCCAGCTGCCTCTACTCGTTTGGCAAATACAGTCAGGTTAGGCGAATAAATCGGGTAAACACGAATTTTCTCCCGTTCAAACTTGGCAGTTTTCTCCCAATTATCATAAACATGAATGTAAGACGTGTAGCCTAAGTCGTCAACCTTCCCAAATCGGCAATTCTTGAACGGAACATACGTCAATTCCTTTATCGCTCCTACAACATTCTGCGCAACATGAACGTAGCAGCCATTATGCTTCGCAATGTCGCCAGCAAGCAACGTCATCAACTTCATTACTGTTACCTCACGCCCTCGTAAATCGTAGCCAACAACAATGTTATTTACCTCTTCGTTGAATCCTTTCCCGACGATGAACGAACGCAATATCCGTGAGCATGAGCGAGCAGTAACCGATGCATTGATTAACCGCTCAGTCAATTGCGGATAATCATTGTTGTCGCCAAACTGCATTACACCGTTACTATTGCCGGGGGCAATGCTTCTATTGAGTTTGACTTTTAACCTGGTCCAAATGTCGACAATCGATAGCTTCATTTGCTATTTTTTTTGACTTGTGGTTTCGTTTGTTTGGGTTTTGTTTCCTCAATCAATTCAATCGTATCGTCTTTCGGCTCTTCGGGTAATTTTTCAAAGTCTTTTTCGGTCAAATACCCATTCTTTAATGCCGATAGCGCTTGTTCGTCGGTTATTGTCTCGCTATCGTATAACGCCCCTTTGACATACTTAACGCCGACCCATTTGGGTTTGCAAGTTCTGTTCTTCATTGTCTGATAATTTTTGTTTAACTTTTCATAGTTATTGACTATCTGATAGTAATAATCACGCAAACAACTATTGCATATTGCCGGTTGCCCTCCGCCAAGAAGCAAGGCACTGGCCAATATAAGAAGAGAGCGAAGCGCCACAGGGTCGCCAAGCACCTCATCAACGCTAAGCTCTCTTATCTTATTGTAATGATCCTCCATTGCCGTTAAGTGGTTAAGTGGTCAAGCCTTCAAGCAATGACTTCGTTGTTGCGTAATCAGTTGAGAAGACAACCCATGCAGGGTAAGGTTCTTCGTTGCCGCCAAGCGATTGAAGTTTAATCTTGCGACTTCCGGCGTCGGCATTCCAATCCTGTGTGTCTTCTGTTTTCCATAATCCGTTCTTCACGCCATAAGCCAAGAACACACCTTCTCCGGTTGCAGTCTTTGCCTTTGTCTCAACGACTACGATAACATCGTTGAGGCCAGTTAAGTTAAGCATCGCATCGGCCGACATCTCGAAGCCCTCGAACGAAACATACTGGCTAAACAAGTCAGGTCTGTTATCGGACACAACAATCGTGTGCCCTGCGTTGATACCCTTCTTGTATGCCTGAATCTTATAAGCATATTTGCCCGCTGCAAGCGTAATGCCAGCAATCTCGTTCGGAGTCGTTGCCGAAAAGGTTAGCGAAGCATCACGGCGATTGATGACGTATGCCGTTGCTTCTAAGCCTCCTGTGTGAGCCGTTGTGCAATTGCTGACAATCGCTTGAAATATTCCATCTGTACAACTTCCTGCTGCCATAGTTTTTCAGTTTTACTCGTTAAAAAGCAACTGCAATCAAATCTTCATCAAGCACTTTGCAGTCAACCCTATAGGCAAAGTCGATGAAGTGCTTCTTGCTTACCCTGTCGTAGAAGCTATCAAGCCTTGTTAAGCTTTCCTCATCAGACGTGCCAATAGGTATGGTGTTAATGTCTGCAAGTATAGCCCGATGTGGTAGATGATAGGTTGTACCATTGTCAAAATAGGTCTTGATTATCCTATCCCAATCTGGCCGCACAATGATTGGTATGCCTCGATAGCTCCACCGAGTAACATTACCTTGCTCAGCACGGGTAAGAGTGAAGCCAAGCGACTGAGATTCAAGGTAATCAACCCAATTATTGAATAACGAACGGGTGCATTGGATAACAAGATTGCCACCGTCAAAAGCCTCAGCCGGTATATTACCGTACAATGCCCGAAAAACCTTCAATGCGGCATCGGCTGCCAAGTTCAGCTGTGCTGTCTTATCTTCTCCGGCGTTCTCAGAAATAGTGTAACGATAAATCATGTTGTTCGGCGCAAGTGCTGCATCTGCTTCAATTTGTGCCCACATGCCATCAATAACGTTGAAGTAAGCCTTATCCGTGCCCGAAGTCAAATTCTCGTCACCGGTATCATCGCCAACGGGCGAATGATTTGTACCTGCGAACTCAGTTATACGGATAATGCTTTCTTTCACGGCTTCCAATGCCCTATCTTCAACGAATGCAGCTGCTTCATTATCAATGCCTTCCCAAAGGTTGGCTGCAATTCTGTTCTTTTTCCACAATTTTAGCAGATTAGGCACATCAGCCTCGCAATGTTCAATTCTACCGCTTATCAGCTTAGGAGTCCATTGCTTCTGGCTTACAGGTATACCCGTTGTAATGCTATTCACATTACAGCCACCAGGGTCGGCTTTCCCAACAAGGCCAAGACGTCCAAAGATAGGTATATACCTGTCCATGTCGACGCCCGTCTGCACATTGTGCACTTCGGTCAGGTCAGGCGACAGAAAAGCACGCTTAAACACTGCCTGAGATGTCTCTCTTGCCTCATCGCTGTTAAGCGTCAGTAAGCTATAATCAATAATACTTGCCATAGTCTTGATTTTTTAAATGTTAAACTTTTTTACGATTTTTTTCTGCTCATTGGTGTCGCTGGCAGGGTTGTTATTGAATTTCTGCCCAACGTACACAGCCTTGATTTTCGCAATTTCTTTCCTCAGTTCCGTTACCTCTGCCCGCAACTTCTTATTTTCTTCATAAGCCTCCGTGATAATCGTTGCAAGCTGTTCCAATTGCTGCTCTTGTGCCTGTTGCTGTCCTTCATCTTGCTGCTGCTGCAAGGGTTGGACGTCAATAAGCACGCCGTTCTCGAACGTCAATACCTGCCCAAGCTGTTCAATAGCAAATTGCCCGTTTGCCGGCTGCCCGTCTACCGTCGCCGTAACGCCAATCACTATTTCTGCTAGGTCAGTAATGTCACCAAAGTCAAGCTCCTTTCCGTTCACGTCGGAAAGCACAATAGCTTTGACTTTGAATTTGCTGGCCAACATCTTTACCAGCTTCTCAATGCTCGATAATTTCTCTTTTTCCATCTTTTTATCTATTTTAGTGAATGCCACAGCCTTCCATGCAGGTTTTTGTGCCGTTAACTGTTCATTGGTTATCTTCGCAAACCCCAACGCCTCGATATCGCCTGCTTCCATGAATATTTCCGAATCCATGTATGACTTCAGAATTTCTGCGCTTGCGTTCGTTCGTGAAGCATACAAGGCAATCAATCGCTTCTCAATGTCCTTCAGTATCTTTGCCCGCTCAATTAGTTCTCGTGCGTTGCCTGCTGTTTCTGTCCATGGGTTGTGAATCATAAAGCTGCCAAGTGTAGGATTGAAATATCTTTCGTCAGGCACAAGGAAAATCCCAACTGCAGCACTCATAACATCGCCGATATTCTTCGCAATCATCTGTGCCTTTGCCTTATATTCGTTTAGCAAGTCAATTATCGCAAACGATTCGTCCACCTCACCGCCGGGTGAGTTGACAAGAACAGTAATCGTGTCGCCTTCCTTCCAGTTGAGCAATTGCTTGGCAACGGTCACCCTTGTGACTTCCTCGCCAATTATGCCCTCGATTTTTACCTGTATATCCATGCCTATAATTTTTGTACAAATTTACGTGCGCAAAATCAATGTTATCAATCTTATAGCACTTGCGTTGCGCTTCGCTTGCTTATCTGTGATTGTTTGGCCGTTACATCGTCAATCACCAGCACTGGCTGCAGGTTAATTCTTGCCAGCTGCTCAGTTATAGACATACCTACGTTATTGGCCGTCTGTCTTGCGACTAATCCTGCACCTGTCTGCCCTGCAATGTTCTGATTTATCGCTTCGGCCGTTTGCGTAGCTGCTGTTGCTGTCGGAGCTGTAGCGCTCAACGATGATTTGCCTGCTCCTCCTCCATCCTCCGGTAGTCCGCTCTTTGTTGCCCATATTTCACTTACCGCTTTAGCGCCTGCTGCTATCACAAGCGCTGCGTTTGCTGCACCTATAATTTGCCCGCCGGGGGGCGGTATAACCTGTGCAGCCGCAAATGCCGATTGCGCTCCTTTAATTGTCTCAACCACCGTCTGTGCACTTGCTGCCATCTTGCCTGCAATGGTAGCCTTACCGAACAATCGAGCTACGTTCGTAGCAAAGCTGCTTACAAGCTCCATCTTGGCGTTAAATTCCTGTACGGCAATGTCTCGCTGAAATTTTGCATATTTCTTTTCTATGAGTGTCTTGTCCGCTCCTGTCTTATCTGCTGCTGCAAGCTCCATCTGCCGGCGACGCTCAAGGTCCTGGCGGATAAGCTCGAAATACTTTGCTTCATTGTCGTTGTATTGCGCAAGTCGATTCTGGAAGTTTTCTTCCTCAACCTGCAACTGCTCCATCGCATAGCGATTCTCAAGCTCGGCCACCTGCGCATTATAGCTATCGATAAGGTCGTATTTCTTTATCAGGTACTCCTCTTCCTTCATATTGGTCATCGTGCGCTGCATCTCAAGCGCTCCAAGCTCCTGCGCATGTATGGCGTCAAGTCTATCTTTTTCCGCTTGTAGCATCTCGGCAGTCATTGCCTGCCTGTCGCTTATCAGTGTCTTATGTTGTCGCCTGTACAGCTCGATTTCAAGCTGCATTTGTTTCAGAAGCTCGTCTATTTCCTTTTGCTTCCTTTCAACCGCCTGCTTTGTCAACTTCTCTTCCGCTGCTGCTTCCTCTTGCTTCATTTTCATAAGCTCTTCCCGACGCTTCTTCTCTGCCTCGTGCCTTTGCCTTTCTTTCTCGGCTGCCTTGTCAGCCAGCTCGTCCATCTTGTTTTGTACCTTTTCCCTAATTTTTATGCTCTCATTTTCGATGTCAAGCAACTTCATCTGTTTGTCGATGAAGTTTTTTACTTCCTCGTCGTTGATGGTCTTTTTGTCTTGCATCTGCTTCAGGTACTCGGCGCCGCCTCGCTTTATCGTCTCAACATCAATCTTATGCTTATTTGCAATCATCTTTACCGTGTTGTCGTAATCAGCTTGCGCAAGAGCTAATCGCTCTTCATGCATCTTCTTCTCAAGGTCAAGCGCCTGCTGCATCAGCTCAATTCTCTGCTTCTCGGATAAGGTTCTGTTTTTTGACTTCAGTAACAACTCGTCAATCGCATTACCTGCTTCCTTCTCTTTTACGGCCATTACCTCCCATGCATCCTCGATGTCTTGTTGTTCTTTCTTTAGTTGTGCTGCTGCTTCGGCTGCATCTTTCATGTCTTTGCCCAGGCCCCTGAAGACTTGCCCTAACGACTTCGCTCCGGTAATAAGTGCAACGACACTATCCTTAAGCACCGATAATGCAGCGCTTACAGCGGCCGCAGATTGTTCAAGCCAGTCCATGAAGGGTTTAAAATTCTTAAGCGCATCGGCTAATAACTTTATGGCGCCTGTTATGGCTGCAATCAATAACCCGATAGGCGACATTAAGAACCGTAACATCTTTACATTCATCATATCAACCGCACCGCCGGCAATGCCAAAATTCTGGCTTATGTCTCTTAGGCCTAGACCCATCTCCTTCATTGCATCGACATAACCGCCGACGCTCATTTTATTCTGTTTCAGTTTGTCTGAGTTTTCGAAGATAATCTTGTTGTTCTCGTTCAACTTGGCATTTATTTCCTCGTTGCGCTTTCGTCCTTCCTCTGTGGTAAGGTTAAGTTTCTTTTGTTCTTCACGTAACTTTGCGTTTTCAGCCTCAAGCTTCTGAATTGTTCCAATAGTGTCTTTTTGCGCAATAAGCAACTTTTTAAACACGTTTTCCGTGCTTCTAAGCTGTTCTTGCGTTCCTTTTAATTCGTTCGAGATAGTTATATATTCGTCCGATAATTCGCCCCCACTCTCCTTTGCCTCTTTTTGCGCTTCCTTCAACTCGGCAATGCGCTGCTTCAACGCTTTAATTTCTTCGATCATTGCGTTGGCATCAAGGTTTAGCTCAAGAATCTTCAGTTTCTCTTTGTCTGCCATAATTAATTGATTGCATATTCAAAGTAATTCCCGGTGCCATCGGTAAAGATGTTTCCGACACCATCTATCCAATAATTGCTCTGCGTGGGTGTCTTTATCGTTGCATCACTTATCTTCACCAGTGTAACTTTCGTCGGCGCTTTGGCTGTTAGTGAGAAGCCATCGATTCGGCTAACAATAAAACTTGCGCCAAGCACGTCAATGTAATACTGTGCAAAGTTGCGAAAGTTAGCCACATCCGACAGCGTTAACCACTTCTCTATTGTCCACACTTGCGGATATTCGTACACAGAAGCCAGCAAGTTGTATTCATTCGATAAGTCATACAGCGCCGGTATTGACAATGTAACGTTCGCTTGCTCTGTGTCGTGCTTGCATAACACAGATAGCTTTGCATTGGTCATCACGGCAATAACGACATTCGAATAAGCTGCATCGCTGCTAAGATTTGGAACGTATGCCGAACCGTCTCGAACGAAACCAAAGGCAAACGCAGGTATTTCTATGAGCTTACCGGCAGCGTCGATGTTCTTATTCTTGCATATAAGTTGTTTCCCGGCATATGTAGCCGGAAAACCTTCTGGCACTTCCCTATAAGCTATATCCGATACTTGTTTGACGTTCTCGATTATCGGTCTAAACTCCGTAATCTTTGCAATATTTCCGCTCCAGTCAATAATTGGCGCTTCGTCAATTATCTTGTCGAAGCGGTAAAGTCTATATTTGTAAGTGCCATCGAAGAAGCCATAATCGATGACAATGTTGAACAGCTTTATCGCTGCATCGACTATCGAATATAGTGTTATATCCTTGCCAGCTTCTTTAATGTTGTTAATCGTATGCTCCTCGTCGGCAGCATCAAAGTAATACCCTCCGTCGTTACGGATAATGATATTTGGCAGTAAAACAACAGCACTTAAGAAATACTCATCGCTAAAGATGTTACCGCCGAAATCGTCGGACATGCTGAAACTTACCCCGTACTTATCGGCAACGAACGCAAACACATCGGTAAGCCAAATGAACGCATGCGCCCCGTAAACCTCCTCGCCTTGCTTCTTGTACACCTGAGTCGCCACGCTCTCGACGTCAGGGTAAAGCGTCGACATCGTGTAAGGTAGGATAACGCCAGAAGTCGCATCGGCATATTTAGACAAAAAAGATGTGAAGCTGCCAGCGAATTTGTTGCTGGCAGTGTTTACACCTCGCTTTGTCCTTAACCAATCCAACAATTCCGCTGCAATATCTTTCAGCTTCAGCGTCTTTATTTCGTCCCAGAAGCTATCTTTCTGATAGATAAGCAGCTCGATTCTATCGTTAATTGCCTCAACTCTTGCCTTGGCGTTCCTGATAATAATTTCGTGCTTATCGTATATGGTCACAAACATTGGCTCGTAAGGCAATGAGCTAAAGTAATAAGCACTGCCGGCAAAGCCAATTGCTGCAAGGTTGTTTGCAGTCTTCGGAATTGAAAAGTTGTTCGACACGCTTACCAGCGGTCGTGCAGGGTTGGCAAGGTCATACATGGCAACGCTAATACCGATTGCCGTCTTATCGTCAATATCTATTGCTCTATCGTT